CCCGCGAGGTCGCCGCCCCGTAGCCTACCGGATCGCCGGAAAGGACCCGCCAGCCAGAACGGGCCCTAATTTCATCAACCAATCAACTTATAGCGACCATCCCGTGCATTGCGACGTACACGCTCAATCTTGAGGCATAGCGCCGCATCTGGCTTTTTTGGGACAGGTACGCGGCAATATTCAGAAGATCGAGGAATATTGTTTATCCAGTCGATCACTTCACTTAAATACCAGGCCTTACGCCCTTCCGTAACCTGTACGCGTTCGGGGAACTCTCCGCGAGCCTCAAGGTTTAGCAATGTGCGACGGCTAAGGGTAGTAAGTTCCATCACCTGATTCATATCAACAAGGCGTTCACTTAAACGCATTTTGTCAGCAATAGCCTTTAATTCCTCTACTGCTGGATCCGGATACATCATTTCGGCAATTGGCTTAAGGTCATTGTAATGATTCTGCATTGTATCCCCCTTTACACACGAGCCAGCGGCTGAACAGAAATACCTGAGCCAACAAACGCGGCAACCTTTGCCGACAGTTCTTTTACAGACTCAGGCCAGTTCAGAGCATCAACATTTAAAACACCTGTCTTATAAACCTGTGCCTGTGTTTTTTTCGCTGTGTCGATTTGTACAGCGGAAACATAAACCGCTTTACCTACGCTCGAACCATCCCATACCACCAGTGCACCTGTTGCATCTTCCTGCATCAGTGGCGTAAATGCAGGAATTACCCCTTTATTAGCTGAAAATATCCCCAGCGTAGTCACCAGTGCTTCAGTGCCAGCCATGAGTTCAGTGTAATGAGTAGCCATTGCTCCCCCTTAGCCAATGCGAACGGTAACAAAACGATTGATGCGGGCCGGTATTGGCTGTGGTGCTGAATGTGTCTGCACATATTCAATAGCCGGATCACCAGGCACAATATAGTTTTTCGGTGCAAGTTCGGCTTTAGTCAGCCCCATTCGGATTAGCTCCGGATCCTGAATACCGCCATAGGCGACAATCCCCTGAAGAGCCGTATTGCCAAGCACCATCAAATCAGGATCAAGGAAATGTTTTTCTGTTCCGTCCTCGTCGGTATAACGCCCGCTGTAAACAACAATCGCAACATCGCCCATATACCCTTTAAAACTCACCGAATCACCAAGGTCTTTAAGGGCCGTTTCCAGTTCGGAATTAGAACCACGACGGGTATCCAAAGCCTCTTTTATCGCTCTGAATGAACGGTATTTCTTCCATACATTACCACCCATAATGATGATATTAGTGACGCCCTCACTAAATTCTGCGTAGCTCTCAATATCATCATTTGGATCAAAAGTTTCTTTATCCTTACCTGACCACTCAGTACCGCCAGACTGAGTGATGATATTTTGTGGTTTTATATTCCAGTCCAGCTCATAACGTTCAATACCATCGCCCTCAATGATATTTTTCCCCGTTGTGATTGCCTGAACAGCAAGCCATTCAATACGTGCACGAATAGCTTTAGCCTGATTTACAATCGCCTGTTTAACTTTAATATTACGCGCCCCAAAAGCATTGTATTGCTCAGGTGACACACCAGCAGGGCGCACAGCTAACTTATTTGGATCAATGCTGCTTTTCGGCTTCATATAACCTGGACGAATTGTTTTTGATTCGTATCCCTCATCTCGTGAAACTTTACTGCCCACCATAGGAGAGCAAAACGCCGCGATCGGGATATTTGGATCGTCGATCGTATCAAGAATAATGTCTCTCGATTCAAACATTACCGAGCGAGTGAAAAACAAACTGGTAAACAACGCATTTAATTTTTTTTGCACATCTTCAGCATTAGCCACCTGCACAAGCTGTGTAGGCGAATATAAATCAACCATACTCATCCTCTTTACATTCATTACAAATAATTGTGAATATATTCTATTACCGATGTCTGCTATGCGAATACATGCAACCAAGTGCAATGTTGTATAAAATATGCCGTAACAACTTCAGTGCTGATAATTCGTGTTAATGTATTTACTTCCTTTGGTCGGGATTTATGTAGCATGCCGGAAAATCTATTTTTTTCCGGCATCTTTTTGTTTGCAGAATTTAAAACGGTATATTATCGCCGTACGGATCATCATTCCCCGACTGTTGTTTTGCCCTGTTCAGTGCGTCAGTGGCCTGCCCCTGCTGGCCTTTTTTGCCGCCCGGTCGCGCCGTTCGCGCACTGATTACGCTGTCTGCGATAACCTGCCAGCCCCGCCGCGTTTCGCCGTTCTGGCCTGTCCACTGGCTTACCTGCATGTTACCCGCCACGCTCACCAGTTCGCCTTTGTGGTGTTTTGCCAGTGCGTCGGCCTGTCTGCCAAACGCCAGGACGGATAACCACATCGTCGCCGTTCCGTCATCTGCCTGGCTGCACGGCAGGGGAACCGCCATACTCGCCATCGCCATTTGTGTCCCTTTGCTGGTGGTCTTTAACTGCGGGTCAGCCACCAGCCGCCCGTAAGCCGCTATCTGTGCTGTCATGCTGTCTGCTCTCCGGTTTTAACATTGATGGTTGTCACCTGTTCCGCTTCGGCAATCTCCCGTTCTGTCAGCGTGGCAAAGTTTGCCGCTGCTGTGGTCATGAATGCGCTTATCAGGTCGGGATGTTCCTTCGCGTATCCTGCCCGTGTGTGGTGGTCTATCGCTTTGATTGCCACCTTTAAGGAAAGCTCTGTCATGTCTAACGCTTTATATTTTGCCTGTGTTCTGTCTCTGCGAATTTTGGTCATTTGTCGCCCCTGATTCATGTTTTCGGCTGGCATGTTTGTTAAGTGATTTTTATGTATGCGCATTTATTTTCACCCCCCCTCGTTTAAAAAGTTTTTAGTTGTGCCTCCCCCCCTCTACCCATCTACCCGAATGCTCATCATGTCAGTAATGGCGCGGCTTTCAGCGGGTAGATAGCTTTTTGACTCCTCTACCTGCCGTCTACCCTGCTACCTGAAACTGATAAAATCAGGTAGAAGAGGTAGAGAGCTTTTATTAGCCTTCTACCTAGCCCTACACCCACTTATCATGTTGAATAATATGCGTTTATTTTGTTCAGGTAGATGGGGTAGATGGCTTTTACAAAAAATTATAAAAACGCGTCGCAATCGTCTGTTGTAATTGCGTTGGTCTGCGTTACTCCCTTAACTTTTCGCGTAATATATTCATGCCCGTAAACTTTCGCCGCTGGCTTCATGGCCTTGCTGAACTCAGCCACGTTTAGCGGTTTGCTCCTGCCCGCGTATGCCATAAACGCCAGATAGACGCGGTAAAGGCTGTTCCTGGTCGTGTACTTCACTGAATCACCACCGCCACCCATCATCAGGCCGCGCGCTTCCTCCAGAAAATTCAGGAACTGGCAAAACTCAATAACCGGATCCGTCTGTTGCTTTATTGCCAGTGCTTCATCACCGTCACGCTGTTCCAGTAGTAAAGCCCGTGCCTTCTCAGGGTCGGTAAAGTTCGCCAGCAATCGGCGGATAATAACGGGGATTTCAGCCGCAATCTTTTCCGGTAGCTCCCTGTCTTTTTCGGCCTCACTGACGATATTGTCGAAACGGAAAATCACGCGACGACGTGCCACACCTCCGGCCCGTTCGGTGAATATCATCGGGTTGTTGTTGGTCGCCAGCACCACCGCCCTGATTACCGCCGTGAAACGCTTTTCATATTTCGGGTTAATTTCCACGGGGTCGCCGCCTGTGATTTTCTTGATGCCCGTTCCTTCGCCTGTATATTTCGGCTGGTCAGCCAGGACGATAAGACGACTCCCGACAACCTGCGCACGTCCACCAGCATCATCAAGCGATGTCATTTCAGCGCTTACCGTGTTCTGTTTCCCTGCCAGAAGGCTGGCTATGTGTGTGAATGTACTTTTACCGCTCCCGCCGTCTCCGGTGGCCTCAATAAACATCTGCCAGTCGTACCGGTTCGCCATAATCATGTACAGCGCGGCACATATACGCATCATCTTGCGCGGGTCTTTTCCGGCTGCGTGCTCAAGCCATTTATGAAAGTTTGGCGCGTTATCGCGGATGTTCTCCCCTGGTGCTGGTGGCGTGTACTCAATGCCGTTGTGCGTGGTGATCCAGTTCTCCGGCGTGTGCGGGGAAAATTCCCCCGTTTTCAGGTCAAGCGCACCATTGGCGAACGGCAGCAAATCGCCAGACGGCTCGCCCATTGGTTCGGCAATAACTTTTAACGCTTCCACGGCGTTATTGATTACGCGCTTGCTGAAAGTGGCCCTGTGCTCTGAATAGATCGCCACCATTTCGCGGCTAAGTTCCATTGTGCTGACCGGACACCATACCCCGCCGCGCCATACGTGAACGATTTCACTTTCAGGATGTACGCAAACGCCATCAAAGCGATCGGCAAGCAACTGCGCGCGCTCACTGTCCGCCATCTGCGAAAGTTGCGCCTTTTGCTTTACCGGAAGCTCAATGACCAGACCATCAGAAAGATTCTGGCGTTCACGGGCCAGATATTCGCGCCAGTTCTGCACCTCCTGGCCGTGCATACCCTCAGGATAAAAATTTGCATCCTGTACGCCTGCTGCCGCCAGCTTCTGACCAATCGCCTTTATCATTACAGGCGCAAGATATCCGGCCCTGTATATGCGTGCTGATTTTCGGCCTTCCGGCACAATTTGCAGATTATCCAGTTCGGATAGCTGCTGCTCCCCAAGCCACACAGGAGGCTCATTATCTCCGGCCATACGCGCATCATGTTCCTGCCATTGTTTCGCGTGTGCCCAGGCATCACTACCCGCAAAAATAATGACTTCTGTTCCTTTGTGTTTTATGCCGCGTGACTGCTGTTTTACGTTCGGTGCCAGTTTCATTTTTTACCTCTGAATCCGTTAATCATGGTTTTCATTTTCTGGATATTTCCCCACGCTTTTTCCCTGCTGATGGGCTTACTGCGGGGTGCGGCATATACCAGGGAAAAATCACGCCGGAACTGATAAACAGGCATCACGCAGTCATAGCTATACCCCTCACGGCGGTAAGTGATGCGCCGTTCTGCCACGCCTTTAATCGTTACCGTGCCGCCGTATTTATCGCGGTAAATATCGCCGTTCATAAATTCAGGTCGAGCGGGGCCGCTGGCAATAAAGCCAGAATTTTTCATTTCCATATTATTTATTCCTCGACTTAACTCGACTTATTTGATAGCAGGGCACTATTTATTGCGTCATTGAGTTTTTCTGCTGATTCATCAATAAGTGACAACAGGCCATAAGCAATATTTGCATCTTCATTGTCATTTATGCAATCAAGCCACATATTTAATATTGCTTTTGCTGAATTATTTAAAGTTAATGAACTTTCTGCACATGCTAACAATTTAAAAAAGACTTCCCGTTCTGTATTCATTTAATCCCCCACCAGCTTACTTTCTTCCTCAATCAAAAAACTAGCGACACTTCCCGAAAGACGCGCCAGTAGGCTCGCCAGTGCGGATATATCAGCATCTGTAATTTTGTTCGGGTATACCTCAAGAAGGCGGCAAATAATTTCTGTCTGGTGCGCACGTTCAGCGGCTTCGTGTAATGTAATTTCCTGCATTAATGCACCTCTTTTAATTCATACACTGCTGAAATAATGACTTGTGATAAGCCATATTCTGATGATTCGCTTCTCACCGCAGCAATAGCCGTCTGAACATTAACAGCCTTCACATTCTGAGCGATACCAATTGTGTGGCCTATTGGGTTAACAGCTCGGGCAAATACACGGAAGGTTTTAAGCATGACTCACTCCCTGGCGGATTTTTGCAGCGAATACAGCAACACAACCGGACGGGCAACGGCTACGCGCTTCGCGTTCCGTCCAGGCGGTTACGTGGATGATTTGAGATTCTCCGGCACTCAGTGCCAGAAAACGCCACACAAAGGCCGTTTGTGTGTGTACAAGGTGTGGTATATGATTTACAGCAACCATAACGGCTCCTAGTTTACGTTGTTGGTTAGACGCCCCGTATGTGTTCCCAGCACTGCGGGGCGTTGCTCTTTGTATTTCAACAATCCTTTCGGTGTGTTTCATGTTATGAGCGCATGAAACACACGTCAAGGCTTTTTGTATTTCTTTTTTTGTGTATACTGAAACACACCGATGATTAGGAGTTTCAGAAATGGCAACGGCTAACAAAAACGCAAAATCACAACTGACAACTGTCAGAGTCCCACTAGATGTTATGCAAGGGATGGAATCCGTTAAGCTGGACGGTGAAAGCAATGCCGGATTTATCGTAACCGCCATGCGCGGAGAAATAGCCCGCCGCCAAGCAGAAGGCAGCGGAGAAAATCCCCTTGTGTCGTCACTGGATGCCCTGGCTAAGGTCGAACAAATCGGCATCAAAGCAGCCGAGGAGATCGGGCAACTCGTCACCGTCGCGCGTGAAGAACTCCAGCGACGCAAGGTCAAAGAGCATGAATAGCCAATATCAGCGCCATAGTTTGAGGAACGCAGGCGCATTGCTTTACAGGACAGCACCATGAGCGACACAGAATCAACCAAAACACCATCACCAACTCGTAAGAGACGACGCAAAAATATAGCGCATGAACATGAATCAGAAAGATTCGCACCTTGTTCGTTTGCTCTTGAGAAATTCCTTAAAGAGCACAGGAAAAAGCTCTCGTTGCAAACCTTGGAACGAACCAAATCTGACTGATCACATTGCCCACCAGCCGCAAATGTGGCATTGTTGGTGATGCTTTTGTTTTCCCTTGTTCCCACTGGCGACCCTTTTGCGGTCGCCTTTGTTTTGTCACTGAATGCGGTTACCAAAGTAAAACTCAGGCTGATATTCACGTATCAGCGTTTTTTCTTCTTCCTCCAGCTCACGCTTTTTGCGCTTACATGCCTGTAGCTCCCTCCCCTTCTCGCTGGCACTTATTTGATATTGCTCTTTACGGCGGGAAAAATCCTGTAATGCACCCCACGGGATACCATAAGTCCCCGTTTTTCTGATACCTGGTATCACATTTCTGAATACCCAGTTACTGAAACGATGAGCAAATGTGCCAGGCGTCGTTGCTTTGCGGCTGCGGGCTATTAGTTTGTAGAAACCTGACTCAGAGATAATTCTCATATTCTGATTTCCTCCTGGGGTGTAAGTTAAATTTACTCCCTTTTCATCATCATCAAGCATCTGCAACGCCGTACGCGAATTGGTTAGTTCCAGCGCAGCACAAACATCTTTTGCAACAAACCACGGATCGCCGTTCAGATACACCACACGAACGTTCACACTATCAAAGCGCAGAACGACGAGATCACGAATATCGCAGAATTTTTTCACTGGACGAGCGTACCCCTTGCCCGTCACAGCAATATTTTTATTCATCGCGTTTTTACCTTATAGACAAAAAACCCCTCGTGATGAGGGGCATTATTTACTGGTTATTGCTGTTTTGTTTTTCCAGGTTTCCATCCAGGATGCCACTCACCACGGATCCATGCCTGAACCTCTGAAAGTCGATACCCTGCAGCACGTTCACCGATCTTGATACGTCGCGGGAATTTACCTGCCTGCTCCATTTTCCAGCGTGTTGAGTTTGCCAGCGTGGTAAGTGCTATGCACTCTTTTTCACGAATGAACCGATCAATGTCCTTCATTGTGCGCAAATCGTTTTCATCAACAAGAGAATAAATTGCCATATCACACCACCTCTTTATTAAGCTCGATAACGTTGTTGTTAAATCCTGCTATCGTATTAAGGTAATTAACCCACATATTAAGCACCTCAAGTTTTTTCTTTATATGCCTGCTTTTATTGTAAACACCAGCAACCCCTTTCACTTTATGACCTAAAAGAAGTTCGACAATATAAGGATCCGCCCCCATATCATTAAGCGTAGTGGAAAATGTGCGCCTGAAATCATGTATGCACCACAAGCCATTAGTATCATGACCAAGACGCCTGCATATTCTGTTTGCAGCCCCTGTTATTGTCGCCCTTTGCAAAGCACAACCGACAACATAACCGCGATTTTTTGTTTCTGCGTAAAGATTAACGATCCATTGTTTTATTCCGTCAGGAACAGGCCTTACTATAGCCTCCTTGTTTTTGCTGTGCTCTTTTGGGACTGTCCATACCCAGTTTTTTAAATCCCATTCGTCCCAGGTGGATAGCCTCGCCTCCTGCTGTCGGCAACCAAACACCAGGCAGATAACCATTATTCTTCGGTTATATATTGATGACAGAGTTAGCAAATTATTACCGTAAGCATAAGACCATACATCAGCGGTTTCATTGATATTAAGAACGCGATCCCTTATACCGGATGAGCGCCCGACATAACTTACGTTAATATCTCCAAAGGGATCGCACGCGATGTATTGCCTGACGCGACAAAAACGCAACGCCTGTTTGATATCAAGAAAAATTGCACCAGACATAACAGGCGCATTTTTTTTGATCCTGTCAAAGACGGTAAGCCATGTGTGTAATTTGCACTGTTCTATAGCCATATCACCGATATAGGGGAAGATATGCTTTTCAAATCGTTTTATTAAATATTCATGCTCTTTTCTGGCTGTTGTGGCGTGATTGTCGTACCAGTAAAACAGCGCATCCCTTACGGTCACTGGTTGCATAGTTTTTTCGGCAGCAAGTTTTATTTGCCTGCGGGGGTCCAGATTTTCAGCCAGCCATTCACGGCACTGATCACGCATGCGCCTGGCCGTTGCAAGAGACATGTCAGGATAGCGACCAAGTGTAAGCCATACCGGAGGGGATTCCCTGCCACCAAGACGATAGTAAAAAACAAAGCTGATCCCCCCAACCATGCTTACACGCACAGACAACCCGCGCCCATCCGCTATTGTTTTTTGTTTGTCCTGCCGTTTTCCGACAAGACTCTTTAACAGTTTGTCACTGAGTTTGTTTTCAATAGCCATTAAAAGCCCTCAAGAGATTTGCAATACACACCCATCCCGATCGCCAATTTGCAATACACATTGCAATACACAAAACCGCGAAAAACTGGAAGGGTGATGAACGGTCATCAAAAGCATGGAAAACGACATTCCAGACGCAGCAAGGGTTTCAGTGGAGTTGGCGAACGATGCGGGCAACTACGGTGAGATGATAGACATAAATCGCCTTCACAATGGCGCTCTGCAGCTGCGTGTTCTGCAGCGTGTCGAGCATCTTCATCTGCTCCATCACGCTGTAAAACACATTTGCACCGCGGGTCTGCCCGTCCTCCACGGGTTCAAAAACGTGAATGAACGAGGCGCGCCCGCCGGGTAACTCACGGGGTATCCATGTCCATTTCTGCGGCATCCAGCCAGGATAGCCGTCCTCGCTGACGTAATATCCCAGCGCCGCACCGCTGTCATTAATCTGCACACCGGCACGGCAGTTCCGGCTGTCGCCGGTATTGTTCGGATTGCTGATGCGCTTCGGGCTGACCATCCGGAACTGTGTCCGGAAAAGCCGCGACGAACTGGTATCCCAGGTGGCCTGAACGAACAGTTCACCGTTAAAGGCGTGCATGGCCACACCTTCCCGAATCATCATGGTAAACGTGCGTTTTCGCTCAACGTCAATGCAGCAGCAGTCATCCTCGGCAAACTCTTTCCATGCCGCTTCAACCTCGCGGGAAAAGGCACGGGCTTCTTCCTCCCCGATGCCCAGATAGCGCCAGCTTGGGCGATGACTGAGCCGGAAAAAAGACCCGACGATATGATCCTGATGCAGCTGGATGGCGTTGGCGGCATAGCCGTTATTGCGTACCAGATCGTCTGCGCGGGCATTGCCACGGGTAAAGTTGGGCAGCAGGGCTGCATCCACACTTTCACCCGGTGGGTTCCACGCCCGCAACTGCCCACCAAATCCGCTGCCACCGCCGTGATAACCGGCATATTCGCGCAGCGATGTCATGCCGTCCGGCCCCAGAAGGGTGGGAATGGTGGGCGTTTTCATACATAAAATCCTGCAGGTCCCCTGCGTCGCTGTGTCATGCCGGTCTGCACTTCCAGCTCTGCAATGTATTTTTTCAGGTCAGACACGGAAGTGGCCGTAAACTCCACTCTCCGTCCGTCTTTCTGTACCGTTGCCACCCGTTTTCCTGTCATCAGGTCATGCAGTGCCGCACGGGCAGCGGCAAGTTCTTCCTGTCGCGTCATTCATCCTCTCCGGATAAGGCACGGGCGTAATCTGCCAGTGTTTTCTTGTTGGTTGCTGCACCATCCTCTTCCTGCAGGCTCGCCAGCAGCGCACTGAGATCCAGCTGCCAGCGGGAAATACTGATGCGCAGCGCCGCCAGCGCATAAACGAAGCAGTCGAGCGCCTCATTGCGTCGCTTTTTGCTGTCCCACAGTATTTTTTTCCTGCCATCCACCCATTTTTCGACCTGCTCTTCAGCCGTCAGCTGCTGCGCTTCGGTCAGATCAAAAATATCCGGGTTATTCGGGAAGTGAACGGCACCGGGAAGCGGTTCATCCCCTTCCGGCGTCAGTGTGAAGCGGTTATAAATCTGCTCTTTCGCGGTATCCGTACCGATTTCGGTAAGGTAAACCCCGTTTTTGTTTCGCTTACGTGGCATGCTGGCCACCGGCTTTCCGTAGACGGATGCCCCTTTAATGGGGATCACCCGGAACAGCCCATGTTTTTTCGAGCGTTCATACACAATGGTCGGGTCAATCCCGCCAGTATCCCAGCAGATACGGGATACCGACATTTCTGCACCATTCCGGCGGGTGTAGGTTTTATTGATGGCCTCATCCACACGCAGCAGCGTCTGCTCGTCGTCGTGGCGGCCCATAATAATCTGCCGGTCAATCAGCCAGCTTTCCTCACCCGGCCCCCATCCCCATACGCGCATTTCGTAGCGGTCCAGCTGGGAGTCGATACCGGCGGTCAGGTAAGCCACACGGTCAGGAACGGGCGCTGAATAATGCTCTTTCCGTTCTGCCATCACTTCAGCATCCGGACGTTCGCCAATTTTCGCCTCCCACGTCTCACCGAGCGTGGTGTTCACGAAGGTTTTACGTTTTCCCGTATCCCCTTTCGTTTTCATCCAGTCTTTGACAATCTGCACCCAGGTGGTGAACGGGCTGTACGCTGTCCAGATGTGAAAGGTCACACTGTCCGGCGGCTCAATCTCTTCACCGGATGACGAAAACCAGAGAATGCCATCACGGGTCCAGATCCCGGTCTTTTCGCAGATATAACGGGCATCAGTGAAGTCCAGCTCCTGCTGACGGATGACGCAGGCATTATGCTCGCAGAGATAAAACACGCCGGAGGGGTCATCCGGCGTCCATTTGAGGCCAAACGGCGTCTCTTTGTCGCCAAATTTAAGGTACTGCTCCTCCCCGCAGTGCGGGCAGGCAACATGAAAACGCATAAAATGCGGGGATTCACTGGCTGCACGCTCAATCTGACAGGTGCCTCTCACTTTGGGCGTGGAGCCACGGATGGACTTTGGCCAGACCGAGCCTTCAATACGCTTATCGCCCAGGAATGTCGGAGAGCCTTCCTGTTCAATATCATCATCAAAGGCAGCAAGTTCATCATAACCCGCCACATCCACTGACTTTTCACGGTAGTTTTTTGCCGCTTTACCGCCCAGGCACCAGAAGCCACGACCATTGGTGAAACGCTTCATGGTGAGCGTGTTATCCCGGTGCTTTTTGCCATACCACGGGGCCAGCGCCAGCAGCGACGGAATATCGCGGATGGTTGGCTCAACGTGAGTTTTCATGAAGTTCTCGGCATCACCATCCGTCGGCAACCAGATAAGTGTGTTGCGTTGCTTATGCTCTATGAAGTAGGCATAAACACCCAGCAGCATTTTGGAATAACCGACACGGGCAGACTTCACCACATTCACCTCACGGATGTAGTCGCTGCCCATCGCATTCATGATGGCCCGCTGAAAGGGCAGTGTTTCCCAGCGCCCTTCCTGGTATGCGGATTCTTTCGGGAGATAGTAATTAGCATCCGCCCATTCAACGGCGGTCTGTGGCTCCGGCCTGAACAGGGCACGAAGCCCGGCGCGGACAAAATGCCGCAGCCTGTCAACCTGACTGTTCGATATATTCACTCAGCAACCCCGGTATCAGTTCATCCAGTGCGGCTGCTTTGTTCATGGCTTTGATGATATCCCGTTTCAGGAAATCAATATGCCGGTTATCCAGCTCAGGAAAACGTCGCTGCACCGACAGAGGAATACCGTCGAGAATACTGGATATTTCCCTTGCTATACGCGACAGCACGAAAGTACAGAATGCGGTTTCCACCACTTCAGCCGATTCTTTGGCATTTTTCAGTTCCTGCGCTGTCGCCTGAGCACGAGTCAGGCGATGGCGCTCAAATTCAAGTGTTCCGGGGTGAAGATCTGCCTCGCTGGCCAGCCGCAGTTCTTCAACTTCCCGGCGCAGCTTTTCGTTCTCAATTTCAGCATCCCTTTCGGCATACCATTTTATGACGGCGGCAGAGTCATAAAGCACCTCATTACCCTTCCCACCGCCTCGCAGAACGGGCATTCCCTGCTCCTGCCAGTTCTGAATGGTACGGATACTCGCGCCGAAAATGTCAGCCAGCTGCTTTTTGTTGACTTCCATTGTTCATTCCACGGACAAAAACAGAGAAAGGAAACGACAAAGGCCCAAAAGCCCGTTTTCAGCACCTGTCGTTTCCTTTCTTTTCAGGGGGTGTTTTAAATAAAAACATGAAGTTACGGCGAAGAAGAACGGAAACGCCTTAAACCGGAAAATTTTCATAAATAGCGAAAACCCGCGAGGTCGCCGCCCCGTAACCTGTCGGATCGCCGGAAAGGACCCGACAAAATGAGAATAATTATCACTTGCGTTAATATCCTGTTTCTTCCACCCCCGCACAGGACTGGCGAGCATGAGGGACAAACCCACGAATCATAAACGCGGTAAAAACCCGGTGTGCATCGTTTTTGATTATTCCCGCACACTCACGCAGAGGAGTTCCCCGTCGGGCTACGGTCATGGTTAATGCGGGAATACGGCGACGATACAGCGCATGATGTGTCTGGCCTGAATACCTTTATCCGTTAAAAGGGATATCAGTTAAGTTATCCCGTGCAGGGTATAAGTCATTATCAAGCCCACCCGTAGATAGGCTTTGTAATGACATCTTCAATTAATCAGCAGTTCAGGCTGTGTCACCTGCAAAATGTATTCATGCTCGACAGCCAGGACACGCTTCTCTCTCTTCCGTTCGTTCATTAACCGACTGCCGATCGTACCTTTCAGCTTTGAGCGTGTTTCTTTGATGGCGTAGCGGTGCTGCATTTCTTCGCCAATTGCCATGCGGCGGCTCAGTTGCTCTGCCATCCAGTTGAATGCTGCGATATAGCTCTCCTTGATTGCCGCAGCAGCTTTCCCGGTGAACCCCATCACAACCATGATCCAGCCATCTTTCGTCAGGCTGTACATCGGGCGAACCTTGCCCTGCTCATCGATATAATCAGCCGACGCAAAATTGCGTTGGCTAAACTCACGCGAGCAATCAGCCTTAACCTGCTCGATTTTCCTGAGAACATCACCGTGTCGCTTGCCGAAGTACTTGGCAATTTTTCTGGATGTGGTAACGACCTCTCCGTTTTTGGCTTGCACCATTTCTCGGAAGTCGAAGGCTGGAATAACTGAATGATTATTCATAGCGTCTTTACCTTTTAGAAAGTGAGCCTGTCTCACAGAAAAGCCGCCCGAGAGAGGTCGCCACCTATAACGGCATTTCTCAGGCTCGCTTACTGAAAGGCTCTCGTTAATATGCGCGTGAGATGCGCGTTTACTGCGGACATAAAAAAGCCCCGCATCGCGAGGCTCATTAAATTGACTTTGTGATTTGCAAAAAAATTATTTCAGGCATTGCGTCCTGATGTACTCCTGAAGCGTTCTCAGTGCTGTTTGGTCACGGATAATTCCGTCCCGGATACCGAGAACGTTTCGTCCAGCAACTGGAGAGAGTTCGACGGTGGCATCATTGCCCATGCCGGAGGCGCTGGAGGTTTCGGCTGAGGATGGCACAGAGCATTTTCCTTTGACGAGCACCCGACCACCATTATCAAGCTTGCGCCGAAGAGCATCATTTTCAGCTTTCGCATCAGCCAACTCCTTCGTGTATTTAGCATCGAGTACATCAGCAGCACGCTGGCGTTGCTGCATGTCAGTAATGGTGGCGGTCGCCTGCTTCAGCTCACTGACTTTTTTATCACGCTGCTCTTTGTAGGCGATGGCGTTATCACGGTAATGATTAACAGCCCATGACAGGCAGAGGATGATGCAAATAACCAGAGCGGAGATAATCGCGGTTACCCTGCTCATTGCTGCCCCCACAAACAGACTTCACGCTCAATATCACGACGGGTCATCAGCCCTTTCCATTGCTTACCGCCAGCGTATGTCCAGCGACGTAGCTGGTCACATGCGCCTTTGATATCACCCTGGTTTATTTTGCGAAGAAGCGTCGATGTTCTGAAATTACCAGCGCCCACGTTGTAAACGAACGAGTAAAGAGCGCCGCGCGTTGTTTCCGGTATATCGACTTTGATGTACGGGTTAATTTGTCTGGCGACCATGGCAAGGTCTTTATTCAGGAGGGCTTTGCATTCTGCTTCGGTATACGTTTTACCGGGAATGATGTCTTTTCCGGTGTGTCCGTGACATACAGTCCATACGCCAACGATATCTTCGTATGGTATGTAGCTGACACCTTCCAGGCCATCGTCACCACTCGGACCAGTGATGAGCACAGACGCTATGGCAACAGCCCCACCACCAATAGCAGCAGCAACAGCCTTGCGTAATGATGGCGACATTATTCACCTCTCGCAGCCTTACGCTTATCTTCTTTAATCTTGAAATAAAGGTTTGTCAGATACGTCAGCAAGCCAAACACCAGGCTACCCAATACGCCTATTGCCACCCACTGGGATGGGGAGACTTTGTCCAGCAACTGCAGTAGCCAGTATCCCGTCCCCACCGCTGACGTGGTGTATGACACACCTGTTGTGATTTTTTCCATCTGGTACATACCCCGTCTCCCGTTATCCGGAAGCTGACAACAATAAAAAGCCACCAGTTAATTCCTGATGGCCCTGATGCATAAACGTCATAATACCTGACTGTTATGATTGACAATAATGATAATGTTTATATAGAAAGGTTCCCGATGTGTGTTACATATCATTTCTCCACGGGGAATATCCCCACGCCAGCGCAGACTCTTTTACCCGTTCTCTTCTGCGCTGGCTCTTTTTTATTATGCTGCTGCATTTACCTCTGGCACCAGGCTTTCTATCTCAACACAATACGTGGTACTTCTTGTAACCAATATCATAACGATTAATCGACATAGAATTTCTCCCGTGTACAGGAACAGAGTTAAAAAGCCGGAACCGGAATCAAATCACAGGATGACCATCTGCCAGTGGCAGGTCATAAAAAAAAGGCCGCGCCATGCGCAGCCAGAACTCACAAGGAAAATGATAGAAGGAAATAACATTAGTGATGTACGCATGGCGCCTCCCGCTAAGTTCTGCAATGATCAAACAGAACTCGCTACGTGCCCTTAAAACTCGATCATTTAGCCCCTCCAAGGAGGATTCACCATGCGGTTGGTTTTTTAATAAACAGTAAACAAAAAAGTCAAGAATTATTCATTCTGTTCTTTCATCATCGGCCACAGCAATACCACAATGCCGCAGACCAGAGCGCCATCAGTCAGTACCAACATTATCCTGCTGGTGAAATCCATCATCACCATCACTAAAAGCAGGATCACAACAGCAAGCAGACACAGTTTATAAAACAATGTTCAGAAAACGCATTCAGCATGCCTAAGGTTCTATTCCTACGAATAGCCAACTTGCAACTTAAAATATTATTTATGCAGCCAATTAAATTCTGGTCCTTACAATATCAACCTGAAGATTCTTATCTTGTGCTGATTGATAAATGACAAACCTTTTACTACCTGCATTGAAAGAAGTAGACAAAACCAGACAATTATCATAACGAGCAAGAACATAATACCAACCATCATTATAATTAATCATTTCATATTCTTTCTTAAACTGCGGTTTGTAATATCCTGTCAGAAATGAAAAAAGCCAGAAATATGCCACAAAAGCAATCATCACAATCTCAAAAAAATGTTTTTTTATAAATGGCTTATCATAGAAGCATGATACCGATAAAAATCGCCCATAAGATCTTATCGAAATTGTAACCGCCAGCGCAATCGCTGCTGACAGTAGCAAAAGAGGTACCTGAATCTTCTGTCTCAATATAGAAAACTCAATAATTGCCGGCACAAACAATAATTCCACAGCAAAATAAAGGCGAAATACATTTAGCTCTTGCATAGAATGTTTTCTTTTCACTGCGAAAAAGAATACAACACCAATACCCCAACCGATAAGAAATATAGCAATGACGATAACTGCAAAAAATAAACTTCTGGCAACATCATCAACACCTGCACCTACAATCCACCATGGGAAGCCGTAGTAAAAAGAAGTACCCCATCCATAGAAATAAGCACTCCCCCATCCAAGGCATCCCATGTAGGCAATAAAAAGTGAAGAACTCCTGAGCAGCGCACCATCCTTCATAACCACCCCAATACAAGATGATAACATTGGCTTACAACTCATAACAAAAGCAATTCAATGCAGTCAAGAGGTTACAGGCTAAAAAAACTCTATTACATTGCAGTCAGCATGTTTACTACACAAATACAATTCAGAGCATAAAAACTACTCGGCGGCAGGTTATTGAGACTCATCAATGACATGTAAAAAACGCCCATTATTGGTGTCAAGTTTCCCCAAAGTTATTCAAAAAGTCAATATTATGCCGTTAATATGTTGCCATCCGTGGCAATCATGGCGCTAACGTGTGATCGCATTCAAAATGTTGTCTGCGATTGACTCTTCCTTGTGGCATTGCACAACCAGAGCGTCATACAGCGGCTTAACAGTGCGTGACCAGGTGGGTTGGGTAAGGTTTGGGATTAGCATCGTTACAGCGCGATATGCGGCGCTTGCTGGCATCCTTGAATAGCCGACGCCTTTGCATCTTACGCACTCTTTCTCAGCAACTATCCCCCACTGCTCTGTTTTGGCTATATCAACCGCACGGCCTGTACCGTGGCAATCTCTGCATCTTGCGCCCGGCGTAGCGGCACTACGGCAATAATCCGCATAAGCGAATGTTGCGAGCACTTGCAGTACCTTTGCCTTAGTATTTCCTTCAAGCTTTGCCACGCCACGGTATTTCCCCGATACCTTGTGTGCAAATTGCATCAGATAGTTGATAGCCTTTTGTTTGTCGTTCTGGCTGAGTTCGTGCTTACCGCAGAATGCAGCCATTCCGAATCCGGCTTGTGATTGCGCCATCCCCATAGCAGCCATCACATCAGTACCGGAAAGAGAGTCAGAAGCCGTAGCCCGTGGTGAGTCGCTCATCATCGGGCTTTTTGGCGAATGAAATTTAGCTACGCTTTCGAGTCTCATGCGCCTTCTCCCTGTACCTGAATCAATGTGAGGTTTCCGCAGAACACTGCGCCAGTATCGATATACATCTGGTTGGCAAATTTGAGTGGTTTCACTGCTTGCGTATGACCAAAGATGAACGTGTCCGCGCCTTTGATTTCTTTCACGATCCCGTCTTGTGAGTTGCTGATTCGTTCGCGGTTCCAGATTACCTGCTGATGATCAACTGGCTTTCCAAACTCGTATTTATCACAAGGATAATCGGCGTGGCAGATGACATATTTTTTTCCTTTACTCACCAGTTCGATGATTAACGGAAGTTCATCTGCTTTATGGGCAAGAGCTTTAGCCAGAATTTCTTTGTCGTAATCGAGATTAAAGAACCAGCCACCGCCATTAAGCAGCCAGTGATTGACGTTTCCACGCTCTGATAAGCCATCAATCATCATTTGCTCATGGTTTCCACGTACAGCTCTGAACCAGGGGAATGTGATTAATTCCAGGCATTCTACGTTCTCTGTACCGCGATCAACCAAATCGCCCACCGAGATAAGCAGGTCTTTTTTGGTGTCGAATCCTATCGTCTCCAGTTTTTTCATCAGGTTCGTGTAGCATCCGTGCAGATCGCCAACTACCCAAATATTTCGGTATTTGCTGCCATCAATTCTTTCGTAGATATTCATGCAACCTCACTTCTGCTGTTTCGCAGTTTTTTAAGTTTCTGTTGATACTCCGCCTTGATGGCCCTGCACTCTTCGACAGTCCAGCGATAGCGGTTATGGTTTGATTCGATTTCCTCTACTGCT